CCGAGCCGCTGGTGAAAAGCGGCGTGGCCTGGGACGAGCTGCGGACCCGGGCGAAGGTGATGCGGTGGAAGGGTGTCTCGCTGGGCGAGAAATACCCCCGGGCCCGCGAGGCGATCCGCGAGTACCTCGACCGCACGGCGGGCACGAGCGGCGCGCCGATGTCGCCCGCCCAGCGGTCCGCCTGGATCGCCGCCTACCGAGAGATTGCGAGGGCCGCCGATGTCTCGCGCTGAGTTTCGCCACCTGCGGCTCCTGGCGTTCGTCCTGCTCCTGGGGGTGGCCGCCGCCTTCCTGATCGGCGGCCTTCGCGGCCAGCCGGCCTGGTTCGGGATGGCCGGCGAAAGCGACTACGGCTACCACCCGGATCCCGACGGCGTGGCCGCGTTCCTCCGCGAGCTGCCGGAGCCGATGTTCCGGCAGGCCGGGGCCGAGACCATCCGCGAGGCCAAGGGAGTCGATACGTTCCTCTATCGCGCCGCCTACAAGGCCCACCAGGCTCTCTACGGCCGGCCGTGGGTGGTCGAGCGGCAGGGCATTGGCGACTGCGTTTCCTGGGGCTGGGCCCACGGGGTCTGGATCGCCCAGTGTGTGGACTGGGAGACCGGCCGGCTCGCGAACCCGCCGCCGTTCCCCTCGACCGAAGCGATCTACGGCGGGAGCCGCGTCGAGGCCCGCGGCCGGCCTGGCGACGGCCGTAACCCCGTCGGCGGCTGGAGCGACGGCAGCTACGGCGCGGCCGCGGCCCGGTGGGTGCGCGACTGGGGGATCGTCTACCGCGAGGAGGTCGGCGGCCACGATCTCCGCGTCTACTCCGCCGACCGGGCGAAGAAGTGGGGAGCCTACGGCAACGGAGGCCAGGGCGACGGCGGCAAGCTCGACGCGATCGCGAAGCGGCACCCGGCCCAGCATGTCGCGATGGTCAAGACGTTCGCGGAGGCGGCCGCCGCGATCGAGGCGGGCTTCCCGATCCCGGTCTGTTCGCTGGTCGGCTTCGAGTCTGTCCGGGACCAGCAGGGCTACACGCGCCCGTCTGGGCAGTGGGCTCATTGCATGTGCTTCGTGGCGGTCCGCTACGCCAAGAACGGGTCGCCCGAAGACGCGCTCCTCTGCCTCAACAGCTGGGGGCCGCGGTGGATCTCCGGGCCGAAGTGGCCGGCCGACATGCCGGAGGGATCGTTCTGGGTGCGTCGGTCCACCGTGGACCGGATGCTCGGCAGCCAGCCCGACTCCTTCGCGGTCGGCTCGGTGGCCGGCTTCGGCTGGCGCGACCTGAACAACGATGTTCTCGCCCCGCCCCCGCCCGACGACGGCCCGGTGCTGATTCCCGGCCTGGACCTTGCGCTGTAGAGGAAACCATGAAGCTCGATCGCAACACGCTCCTGATCCTGGTGGTCGTTTTTGCCGCCGGCTGGTGGACCACTTCGCCGCCCGCCCCCGGCCCCGAGCCACGGAGCCGGCCCGTCCTTCGCTGGATCGCGAAGGCCGCCAAGAACCTGCTCTGGGTCGCGGTGTTCGTCGAGCCGGCCCCGCCGGAGCCGGCGGCCGCGGTGGTGAAGTCGCGGGTCGATCGGGACGGATTCCAGATCCTCGAAAACGGGAACACCCTATGAGCCTCTGGCGCTGGCTGATCTCGCTCCTGGTCTGGCTGTCGGCCGAGCCCGACGCCCTGGACCTCGAGCACGCGAAAGCCGCGGCCGCCGTGTCGGCCGCCCGGGCCTCGATGGTCACGGCCGCGCCTGCGCCCCCGGCCCCGGCTCCGACCGAGTGCGACTGCGGCCAGACCTGCGTCAACGGAGTCTGGAAGCCCGACGGCCGCGTCGAGCAGATCTGCCGCTGTGGCTGCGAACGATGCAAGCGGCAGCGTCAGGAGGGCCGGGTGCCGGGCTCGTGCCCGGACGGAAAATGTCGGCCGTAAACCTTCCACCCTTCGGCTTCTGGTTTCTATCGTGCAAGAAGTTTCGGAAAGCACCCAACGCATACAGGAGGGCATGATGCCCAGCCCCAAGCTCGCCAAGCTTCAGGATGAAGCGCCCGCCCTTCACAAGCAGATCGTCGACCTTCGCGCCCTCGAGCCGAAGGACGAGGCCGATGCCGTGTCGATCCAGGAGCGGCTGAAGGCCGCCGAGACCCGCGCCGCCGAAGTGGCCGTCGAGGCCGCCCGCGAGCGAGAACTGGACAACCGGCTCGAGGAGCTGCGGAAGGTGACGGCGGCGACGCCCGCTTCGGCCCCCGCCGGCGAAGTCGAGAAGGCGACCCGGAAGGCTCCGGCCATCCACATCGCCAAGCGCGGCCCGGTGGCGGCCGCCGACCTGGTGGCCGGTGGCCAGTTCCTCCGGGCGATCGGCATGGGCGCGAAGGCCATCGACCTCCGCAACATGGGCGAGACCTCGCCCACCTATGACGGGGCCGGCGTCGAGCTGGTCTCGCCGGAGCTGTACCGCGGGTTCCTCGAGACGCTCGCCTACCAGTCGGTGGGTGTGCAGCTCGCGACCCTGTTCGAGACGACCTCGAACGAGTTCCAGATCCCCAAGATCGGCGACATCGAGGCCGACTGGGTCGAGGAGCTGACCGAGGTCGACGACGAGGCCCTCCCGACCAGCCGCGAGGACATCAAGCTCCACGAGGTCGGCCGCCTGGTCACGATCTCGCGGCGGCTCCTCGACGACGCGGCCGGGGTGGCGAACCTCGCGACCGTGTTCAACCGGCAGATCTCGATCGCGGTCGCGACCAAGATCGACAACGTGTGGCTGAACGGCGACGCCGGCAAGGAGATCGACGGCCTGGTCGACCTGATCGACGAGGAGAACGAGGTCGAGGCCGGAACCGACTTCGACGGTGGCGACCTGGCCGAGATCGTCGGCAAGATCGACACCCGGGCCTCGAACACGGCCTGGATCGTGTCGGGCGAAGGCTGGACGCACATGCTCAAGTCGAGCGTGATCAGCCAGTCGACGCTCGTCGGCGATCGGGTCCTCCCGACGGTGATGGGTGCTCCGGTCTACCGGGTGCTCGGCCTCCCCGCCGGGACGCTGGCCCTGTACGGCGACTTCGCGATGGCGACCGCCGTGGTCCTGAAGCAGAACGGCCTCGAGGTCGCGGCCTCCGAGCACGCGGCCTTCAAGTCCAACGGCATCGTCTACCGCGGCCTCCAGCGGTTCGGCCTGGCCAACCACGACCCGCAGTTCGTGGCCAAGCTGTATTCCGCCGGCAGCAGCTGATTGTGAGACTCGCGCGATGCCCGGCGGGTGGCAGGGATGCCGCCCGCCGGGCCGTGGCGTTTCAGGAGGATCCCGTGGCCGCGCTCACCCCGATCCGCCTCCTGAAGACCTACCGGGGCGTTCCGCCGGGTGGTGTGATCCACGCAACGCCGGCCCTGGCTCGGCGGCTCGTCTCGCTGGGAATCGGCTCCGATGACGTCCGGCCGGGCAGCGTCTGCCGGCCGCAAGCGGCGGAGCGGGCCGTGGCCCCCGGCGCCGGGGAGGCTCGATGAAATACCGCCCTGACACGCTTCGCGTCCTGACTCACCCGAGCGTCGAGCCCGTGAGCCTGTCTGAGGCGAAGGCCCAGATCGGCCTGATGCCCGACCAGACCGAGCACGACACGCTGCTCGTGGCCAAGATCGCCACGGCTCGCCGACTGATCGAGGCCCGGCTGGGGATCGCGATCGTGGCGACCGAATACCGGGCCACCTGGAAGGCCGCCCCGGAGGTCCTCCGGCTCCCGGCCCCGCCCCTGCTGACCGGCAGCGCCTACGGCCTGGTCGTGACGGCCGACGACGACGAACTGACCGAGGGCGACGACTATGAGGTCGATGCCGACGCCGTCCCGGCCACGATCGAGTTGTCGAAGGGCACCGGCAAGCGGGTGGTCGTCACCTACTGGGCCGGGGTCGAGCCGGGCGACACGGTCGACCCGCTCCTCCGCTCCGCGATCCTGGCCTACGTCGACCACCAGTTCAACAATCGGGGCGTGATCGCGACCGACGGGGCGACCGAACTGCCCCAGGCCTTCGACACCCTCCTGGCCGCGAGCAGCTGGAACGGGGGCTGGTGATGGCCGTCCCCTCCGGCATCCTGACCGAGGTTTTCGAGATCCAGGAGCCCGTCTCGACGCGGAACGCCGCGGGCGAGAGTGTGACCACCTGGGAGGCCGTGCGCCAGGTCTACGGGTCCTACGAGGCCGTCAGCTATTCGGAGCAGGCCCGCCGCGGCCAGATCGGCGGCAACCTCCAGGCGACCGTCCGGATTCGGTACGTCGCCGGGGTGACCGGTCTGATGCGGCTCCGGTGGGTGTCCCGGAACGACCGGATCCTGATGATCGCCGGGGTCGTCGAGCGGGGCCGCCGCGAGGAGCTCGAGCTGACCGTCGAGGAGCAGGCGACGTGATCGACATCGGGATCAACTTCTTCAGCACGTCGAGCCAGATCGACTCGCTGATGGCTTCGTTTCGGGAACTGCCGCGGCACATCGCCCGGAAGCACCTGAAAGCCTCCATGAACAGGACGGTGAAGAACGGGGTGCCTGTGCTCCGGAGCCTGACTCCGAAGGGCACCGCCAGAAACAAACGGAACGCGGTGTCCCGCGACTCCGGCGGGCGGTTCCTGAAGGGCAGCGGCAAAAAGTTCCGCCAGCGGGCTGGGGCCCTACGGCGGGCCGTCACGTCGAAGTCGAAGTTTGTCGGCCGCGCGAAAGACGGGTTCGTCGTCGGGGTCGTCGGATACCGCGGCGGCCTCGAAAGCCGGAAGGCCATCTGGCTGGAATACGGGACGTCGCGAGGGATCAGCCCGCGAGACATCATCCCAAAGTTTCTGAACGCCTACGGCAAGCCGCAGGGTAAGACGCTGGTCCGGGAAATGAAGAAGGCGCTCAAGGCCGCCGCCCGGGAACTGGCCAGCGGCAAGAACCCCGGCAGGAGGTGACCATGGGCTCCCCCCACGTCTGGCTCAAGGCAGCGATCGAGGACGCGATCGGCAGCGGCAGCGGCTACGAGGTCACGGCCTGGCCGGTGGAGATGACCGGGGCCGGCGACCCCCCCTACGTCATCTACAACCGCACGGCCACGATTCGGGAGCAGCTGCTGCCGGATGCCCTGGAAGAACTCCCGGAGTTCGACAATCTCCCTCCGGTTGCCACGTTCAACGTGGCTGTTTTTGCCGACTCCTACGTCCAGGCCTGGGAGATCGCCGACGCGATCACGGCCGCCGTCCACAGGTTCACAGGTTCGGCCCACGGCGAGACAATCCAGACGGCGCTTGTGACCGACGTCGCCGACGGCGACTCCGGATTCCTCGAGGGCCGCGAACAGCCGACCTTCACCGTCGAGCTTACCGTCGAAATCACCTACCTGGAGTGACCCATGCCCGGCGACATCTTCACCACGAGCCACGGCACGACGTTCGAGTTCGACGGCAACACCTACAAGTGCATGGACATCTCCTACGAGTCGTCCGCCCCCAGCCGCGAGCGGCTCGATATGACCACGCTCGACGTGGCCGACGGCGGGGAGGCCGTGATGGTCCTGGCCCCGATCGTCCCCAAGCGCGACCCGCGAAAGTTCACGATCGCCTACCGCTCGGTGGACAACACGGTGGCGATCGAGGAGGGCACCGTGGGCGAACTGGACACGGCCGACGGCAGCGGGACCTATCGCGTCACCGCCTCCGGCCTGTCCCGGAAAACCAACGCCTACGTCGAGGGCTCCGCGACGTTCGAGGAAGTGATCGAAGGCGAAGATCAGTCCGGTTCCTGATTCCTGACCGGAGGATCGGATGCCCGGCTTTTACTCGTCGCACGGCACGACCGTTTCGTTCGACGGCGTTCCGATTGGATACCTGACCGGCTTCGACACCGAATGCAAGGCCGGCGAGACCCACGAGGTAACGCACGTCGAGAGCCCCGTCTTCGGGACCGGGGCGAATGCCCGCGTCGTCAAAGAGTACGACGTGACGAGCATCGAGCCCCCCACGCTCACGTTCACCTTCTGGGGGCCGCCGTCCTTCGCGCCGACCGACGCTGGACTCAAGGCCGAGATCGTGTTTGATAGCCCGGGCAACCTGATTTCCGGCGAGGCGATCCTGATGGCCTTCAACCATTCCGGCCGAGCGGGTCAGTGGTCGACCGGGACCGCCACGTTCCAACTCACAGGAGCCCTGGAGGGCAGCTGATGTCACTGTCATTCGATGAACTGCTCGATCTCGCGGCGCTGAAGGGCGGCCCGCTCGAGCTCGAGGTGAAGTCGCTGGGCGGGCGGAAGGTGTTCGTCCGCAACCCGTCGAGCGGCGACGTGGATCAGTGGCGCATGTGGTGCAACAAGCACCAGGGCGGCGACGCGCCGCTGGCGGCCCGGCTCGTGCAGCTGATGCTCTGCGACGAGCGCGGCGAGCGGACGGTGCCCCAGACCGACGAGGCCCTGGCGGCCCTGGCCGCGAGCGAACCGAAGGTGATCGACGAGATCGCCCGGTTCTGCGTCCCGCTCATGAACGACCCGACGGAGGAGCAGGTCGAAGAGGAAAAAAAAGACTGAGGGCGGACCCGTGGGAACTGTTCACCTACCGGCTCGCCCTGGAAATGAATGTCTGGGATGTGGAGGACTTCAAGCGGCGGATCACCCGCCGGCAGCTGCGGCGGTGGATGGCGTTCTACCTGATCGAGCCCTGGGGCCAGCCGTGGCTCCGGGCCGGTCGGATGACGAGCCTGATCCGGGCCGCGCTGGTGGGCAAGTTCGACAAGCACGACGAGGAGCGGTTCCTGATCACCTACCGGCAGGGCGACGAGTACCGGCCGAAGACGGCCCTGACGGACGAAGAGATCAGCGGCCGGCTGGCGGCCCTGCCGGGCCTGAAGAAACGGAGTAAGCGGTGTCTCAGATCGGCAAGGTCTCGGCCGTCTTCACGGCCAACTCGAGCGGGCTCGTCACCGGCGTGAACCAGGCCGCGTCGTCGATGCGGCGGATGCAAGGCCAAGTGTCGTCGCTCGCGGGAAACATGCGGACGCTGGTCGCGATCCAGGGGGCCCAGTTCTTCGGCGGCATCATGTCCGCGGCCGGAGGCTACGTCCGGTCGCTCGTGTCGATGGGGCAGGCCCAGGCCCAGGTGATCGACAGCCAGAGCAAACTGGCGGCCCGGCTGGGAATGACCTACGGCGAGTTTTCGGGGCTGGCCCTCGCGGGCGACCTGGCCGGCGTCGGCATGGACCAGATCGCGGCGGCGGCCACGAAGGCCGACGTCGCGTTCGTGAAGGCCGTCAACGGGTCGGCCACGGCCCGCAGGTCGTTCGAGGGCCTGGGGCTGTCCCTGGAGGAACTGGGCGGCATGTCGGCCGCGGAGCGGTTCCAGGCGATCTCCTCCGCGATCTCCGAACTGCCGACGGAGGCCCAGCGGTCGGCCGCGGCCGTTCAACTCTTCGGCCGGGCCGGGGCCCAGCTGCTCCCACTGTTTGCCGGCGGGGCCGAGGGCATTCAGCAGGCGGCCGAGCAGGCCGAACGGCTGGGGCTGGCCCTGACCACGGCCCAGGGCCAGGACGTGGAGGCGATGAACGACGCCTTCACGATGGCCTCGAAGGCGGTCGAGGGTGTCGTCCAGCAAGTGGTTGCCTACCTGGCCCCGGCCGTGAAGAACGTGGCCGACACCTTCACCAACCTGGTCGGCTCGATCGGCGGGGCGAACATCGGCCAGGCGATCGGGGACGGGATCCTCCAGGGGGCGCGGTTCCTGGCCGGGATCGGGGACTGGATAATCAACAACTTCGGGACGGTCTTCGAGTACCTGTCCACGGTCGGCCAGCAGTGGGGCGCGGTAATGGACTTCGCCCAGCGCGTCGGGAACTTCCTCTTCGGCGTGTTCAAGTTCTTCGAGGCGGTCGGGAACAGCGTGGGGGCGTCCATCACCTACGCTGCTTCCTTCTTTTCCAAGGCCGCGGGGCAGGCCTCGAAGGAATATGCCGACGCCGCCGCCGCGAACTTCGCCGCCGCTGGCAGCCAGATGGCGAGCGCCTTTACGGACTCGAGCAACCCGGTCGGCCAAGCGATCACCGGACCGCTGACGGAGGCTCTGGATTCGGCGATCGCCCAGGCTGAAAGATCCGCGGCGCAAGTTGAGGAGTCGGGCAAGGGCGCGGCAACTGAAATGGCCGCAGCCGTCGCGGCCGCCGTCGAGCCCCAGGCCGTCCGCGGCATCGACAGCCGGTCGAGCGAAGGGGTCGCGGAGATGTTCCGCCTGATGCGCGGCGGGGACAGCGTCCAAGAGCAACAGCTGTCGGTGCTCGAGCAGATCGCCGCCAACACGTCCGGCGGCGAAGACGACCTCGCGATGGAGTTCTAAGCCATGGCCTGGGTGAGCTACGAGCGGATCATCGAAGGGACCGGCCTCTCCGGCAAGTACGGCGAATCCATGCGGGCCGTCGAGCGGTGGCAGATCCGGACGGACAGCCCCTTGACGAGCAAGGCCGACATCCTCGTCGGGGTGTCGACGACGATCGGCGTCACCTACGGCACGGCCCACTTCGACCTGCCCGCCTTGAAAGCGCAGGAGTTCGAGCTGTCCCCCGTCGGGCGAGACGGGATGCGGTGGGTGCTCACGGTCCAGTACTACATCCCGACGCCGGGGAAGGAAGTGACGGAGAACGGGATCCCGGACGACGTCTGGGAGCGGTCGGGCGGTGTCACCAGCGTTCCGGCCTTCACCGACCGCGATGGGGAGTCGATCGTCAACGCAGCCGGCGACCCGCTCGAAGGGCTGGAAAAAGAGCGCGACGAAGAATCGTGGACGCTCACGCGGTGCTACGAAGACGACACCGCCCTGGAGTCGGACATCGACGGGGCCGACGGCCGGATCAACGAAAGCACCTGGAACGGCCGCGGTGCCGGATATTGGAAGTGCTACTTCAAGGGGGCGAAGCGCGTCACAACGTCGCGGCTCAATGGCAGCGAAGACGGCGGCACGCTGCTCTACATCGAGGCTCAATGGGAGTTTCGCTATGACCCGGGCTCCTGGAAACTGATGCCCTGGGACGTCGGGTTCATGGAGCTGGTCGGCTCGGGGGAAAAGCGGACGATCACCACCGACGACGGCAAGCCGGTCAAGCAGCCGGTCGGCCTGGCGGTCGACGGCACGGCCCTCGCGGCCGGCACGAAGCCACTCGTCGCCAACGGCGGTGAAGGGTTCGACATCTACGAGGAGGCGGACTTCGAGGTGATCTTCGGCACGCCCTCGATCCTGCCGGCCGGGAGCTCGTGATGGCCAAGGGAGTGAAGTTCAGCGAGGGGGCGGCCCGGCGGGTGATCGCCGCCACGCTGGCCCACGAGCGCGGCAACCGCGATCAGCCGCCGGTGAAGTTCCGGTCGGTCGCGGACGAGGATCCCCAGGCGCTGCTCGGAAAAACCACCGCAGCGTGGGACAAGGGCACACTGGCGACGATCGTGATCTATGACCTGGGAGATCCGCCATTCGAGGAACAATCGTCGCCCCTTCGGGAAATCGAGGGCTGTTGCAACAAGTTCGCCGACATCGAAGCCGATAGCTGGGTCTGGCTGAATCGGGGGCCCCGCGGCCACTGGTATGTGACCGCAGCCGAATGCCCGGAGGGCAGCTGATGGGCTTCCTGTTTGGCATCTGCTCGGATTGTTGCCAGGACGAAGAGGAGCCCTGCAGCCCGGGGACGGACGACGCTTTCAGCCAGATATGCTCGACGGAGTGCGATGCGCCCGCGTTCCCAGACGGCGGCGATTTGTACCGCAACGTGCCCAAGGGGTGCCTGCCAGCGTTTGCCGAGCCTGCTGGTTACGTCACCCTCGAGATCACCGCCTGCTACGGCAGCGGGGCGGCGGCGACGGTGGCCGCCCCGGAAGCCTACGGCGTCTGCGACTACGAGGGGGCCAGCGGCCCGATCGCCTCAGTCACCGTGACGAACGGCGGATCTGGCTACGCGGTGCTGGGAAGGGTCGCGCCGACGCTGACGGCGTCGATCGCCGGCGGCAGCGGCGCGACCGTCACTCCGACGCTCGCCCAAAACCATGATGACGACTGCGGCCGACCGCTCTGGGCTGTCGAATCTCTCTCGGCCAGCGGCGGGTCTGGGTATGCCGACAATGCCGACGTGACCTTCAGCGTGGCGGCCGGAGACACGGAGGTCGCGGCCGCGGAGGGCAAAGCCTTCGTGGGGTCTACCACGCCCAACCCGTCCGGGATCACGACCGACGGCATGGGCACCGGAGCCAGCCTCACGCTCACGTTCACCCAGCTGGCCAGCGGCGACTGGGTTTCCCGAGGCTACTCCGGGTGCCCGGCACCGAATGACGTGCCGAAGCGGAAGACGTACGCGCTGACCGGGGCGACCATCAGCAACGGAGGCAGCGGCTATGCGCAGTACGATCGCCTGTATTTATCGTTCGCATCCGCCGCCGACGGGTTTGAGGTCCTCGGCCAACATGCGTTCCTCGACGTCGACTCCGTCGATGGCAGCGGCGCGATCACCGGCCTGTACCTCGATCCGCTCGACCAGGGCAAGTACGCCGGGGCGCTGACGGACGCGATCGAAAAGGCGATCGTGCTTGAGTGCAGCAACAAGGCTGGCAGTTATTACCGCGGCGACGCCAGCGAGCCGGCCCTGGTCGCCACCGTGACGCTGACGCTCTCGCAAGAGAACCCCAGCGACGGCGCCGGCGCTGACCTGGTCGCGGTGGTCGACGACGATCCCGCGAGCGCGACGTTCGGCCAGATCACGGCCATCACGGTCGACGATGGCGGCTCGGGATACCTTCAGCCGCCGGCGGGGTGCGAGCCACCGGGCGAAAACATCTATGTGACATTCGGCGACCATACCGGAACGCTGTCGCTGGCATGCGGCGCGACGGCAAACGACGGAGAGATCATTCGCACTGGCCAGAACTGCACCTATTTTCGGGCGCTCGTCGAGGGATGCGCGTGCGACGGTCATGTTTACATCACGGTGTTTCATTTTCACGTCAACTGCGACCCGGCGGCCAACTGCGACGAGGGCGAGGAGTTCGACTGCGGAGGGCTCTACAGCGTTGTCCCGGATCCGTACGGCGTCGAGCGGTATTCCTACCGCCTGGAGAGCGATGAGGACGGCTGCCTGACCGGCGAGATCACGCTGGTCAACCAAAACACGAAACACTTTGCCAACCCGGACGGAGTCGGCGGCGTGGTGACGACGACCCAGACGCCGCCGCTCCCCAGCCAGGGGCCGCCGTCGCTTTCGTTCATGCCACCATGATCGTCGTCGCTCGCAACCTGTTTGAGGCGACCTGCCGCAGCCGGGGCTACGATCCGGCCGCGTGCGAGCCGTGCATCGTCGCGGACGACGGGCTTCGCGTCACCGTGGACGAGACGCACGCCGCCTACCCCCGGCTCCGCGAGCGGCCGACGCTGCTCGCGAAGGCCGCAAGCTTCGCCGCCTCTGCCGCAAGGCACGTCGTCGCCGGGATGCCTCTGGCGACCCCGGCACAGGTCGCGGAGCGGTTCGCGATCTGCGAGCAGTGCCAGCACTACGACGGGGCGGCCTGCCGCCTGTGCGGGTGCCCGGTCAAACGCAAGCGGCGGTTCGTGTCCAAGCTCTCGTGGGCCGGCGAGTCTTGCCCGGCCGGCAAGTGGGGGCCGGTGTCCGATTGACTCGCCGGCGACGGCGGGCAGACTGCGTTCCCACCCATAGGAGGCAAGGATGCCACCGAAAGGCACGCCAGGCGGCGACCAGATCACGGAGATCGCCCGTCGGCTGGTCGCGGAACACCCAGACCACCCGGCCCGCGGGCTGGCGCGGATGCTGGTGGCGGAGTCGAACGGGGCCCTGACGCTCGATCAGGCAAGAAAGCGGATTCTGCGGCGGCTGGGCCTGAATGGAAAGAAGAACCGCCAGTCCTCTCTCGTCTCCGCCCCTCGCGAGCCCCGCCAGGCCGGCGTGAACTACACCCTCCCGCCGTCGATCGCCCGGCCGTGGACCCGCTACCGCCTCGAGGTGACCGGCCGCGTCGGGATCCTGTCGGACGTTCACGTCCCGTATCACTCCGAGATCGCGGTCCGCGCCGCCGTCGGCCACCTGGTCGAGATCGGGATCGAGGCCCTGGTCCTGAACGGCGACATCGCCGACTTCTACTCGATCTCCCGCTACACGAAAGACCCGAAACAGCGGGACTTCTCCGGCGAGCTCGAGGCCGTCCGCGACTTCGTCGGCTGGATCCGGGAGACGTTCCCCGGGATCCCGATCGTTTACAAGGCCGGGAATCACGAGGAGCGCTGGCAGCATTACATCTGGCAGCACGCCCCGGAGCTGTCGAAGGAAAAGCGCATGAGCCTCCAGGCCTGGCTGAACCTCGACCAGCACGGGATCGACCTGGTCGAGGACCAGCGGCCGATCATGGCGGGCCGGCTCCCGATCCTCCACGGCCACGAGCTGCCGAAGGGGATGTCGTCGCCCGTCAACCCCGCCCGCGGCGCGTACATGCGGATGAAGCACACCGGCCTGGTCGGCCACCACCACCGCACGAGCGGCCACGCGGAAGCCGACTTCGACCACCGCGAGACGTTCAACTGGAGCACGGGGTGCCTGTGCGACCTGACGCCGGAATACGCGCGGATCAACTCCTGGAACTGGGGCTTCGCGGTCGCGACGATCCACGCGGACGGGGAGTTCGACGTCGAGAACCTGCGGATCACGGCCGACGGGAAGGTGAGGAGTTCGTGAGCCCCGAAGACCTGGTCAAAGCGGAGCAGCTCGCCCGCCG